TGGTCCACGCGCACCCAGAAAATGTAGTGAGAACTGTTCTCAATAAATGCGACGATGTTTGTGTAGGCATAGGTTCCCCCACCCGTCACAGCATGGTGTCACACTGTCACTAGAGTGTGACAGGGTTGTGACAAGCGAGCCATAGCACTGATCAACGTTGCACAAGCTGCTCGGATTCTTGGGTTAAAGAGTCGTGGCAGCATTTACCGCAAGATCAAATCAGGAGAGCTTGCGAGTGTTGATGGTGGTGAGGGATCACCACTGATTGAACGTCACGGGTTGGAGGAGCGCTGGGCTCAAATCACGAGGGAGCAAAAGAACAGCCCAGCGCCGTTGCGACCAGCAGCGGAGCGAATTACGCCACGAGCAGTAACGCCATTGATGCCTGTGAATGATGGTGATGTGCCGGACTACAACGATGAGCGTGCGCGACACGAACGTGAGAAACGGCTGCTGGCTGAATTGGCGCGACAGGAAAAGGAACGCGAGCTGTTGCGTCGAGAGGATGTGACGCAGGCATGGACGCAAGCGGTGAATCTGACCCGTGTAAAGCTGCTGGGGGTACCGAGCACGGTGAAGCAGAGGATCCCGCACCTGGAGGTGGAGGAGATCGAGGTGATTACGACGCTGATCCGTGAGGCCCTGGAGGAGCTCGCCGGCGGGGAGGTGACGAGATGATCACCGCTGATGTGAGTGAGTTAACGCGGCAGATTTTGGCAGGCTTCAAGCCACCGCCACGTTTGCGGTTGAGCGAGTATGCCAATGAATATGCGGTGATGACCGGCAGCGCAGCCGAGAAGGGCCGGTGGAACACGCTGCCGTATCAGCGGGAAATTCTGGATTGCTTCACGGATCCAACGGTCGAGACCATTGCGGTAATGAAGTCTGCCCGTGTGGGATGGACAAAGATGTTAGGTGTGGCGGTGCAGTTTTACAGCCACCAGGATCCATGCCCGGTGATGATTGTGCAACCGGTGAAGGAAGACGCGGAGGGGTATTCGAAAGAGGAGATCAAGCCGCTGTTTGAGGACACACCATGCCTGCGTGGGCTGATCACCGAAGCCAAGGCCCGTAATACTGCTAGCAACACGATCCTCCTAAAGCAGCTGGCTAACGGCGGGTTGATCGACATCGTGAATGCTGCTAGCGGCCGAAGTTTTCGGCGTAAATCGCGGAAGGTGGTGTTCTTTGATGAGGTTGATGCGTATCCGAAGCTGGATGAAGGCGATCCGATCAAGCTGGGTCGCAATCGGGCGGATTACTACTGGGATCGGAAGATCGGCCTTGGTGGCACACCGATTTTTAAGGGTGGTAAAACTGAGCAGTGGTTTCTGCTGGGTGATCAGCGGCGGTATTTCGTGCCATGTCCGTTCTGCCAGACCTACCAGGTGCTGCGATGGGAGCAGATGGTAAAGGAAGGCACTGGTGCTGGGTGTTATCAATGTGCAAACTGCACGGAGCTAATTCCGCATAGCAAGAAGCGCTGGATGATTGAGCGAGGTGAATGGCGACCAACTGCTGATCCAAATCGTCGTAACGAGAAGGGTGAGTTGATCCAGCGACCTGGGTTGAGAAGTTATCACATCTGGGCAGCGTATAGCTACAGCCCAGCAGCTGATTGGAGCGTGCTGGTGCGTGAACACGCCGAAGCGCTTGATGATATGCGCAAGGGTGATCCAGATGCGATGCAGACGTTTCACAACACAGTGCTTGGAGAGCCATGGGAGGATTCAATCAGCGGCAAGCTGACCGGTGATGGGCTGGCACAACGTCGGAAGAACGAACACGCTGGTAATGGGTACGAAGTTGGTGTAGTGCCCGATGGTGTGGTGCTGATCACTGCTGGTGTTGATGTCCAAGGTGGTGGCGGCACCGTTGGTGAACGATTGGTCGTGACGATATGGGGATGGGGTCGTGGTGAGGAAGGTTGGCATCTAGGGCATTTTGAGATTGATGGTGACCCACAACAGCCGGAGACGTTGGCGCAGCTGGATCAGATCGCGGCAACGAACTGGAAACGTGCTGATGGGGCGGTGTTGCAGTTAACGATGGGCGCCATTGATGATGGAGGGTATGCCACGCATGAGGTGCGTGAATGGTGCCGCACTAGAACCGCTCGATGGGTGCCGATGAAAGGTGCGCATCAAAAAGGTGCACCGTTGCTAGGCAAGGGTCGGCCGGTGGATATCAACCGCAAGAACCAAGCAGTGAGTAAGCGTGGTGTGATGTTGTATGCGCTGGGTTATGACGCTAGCGTGCACCACCTACAGGGCAGACTTAGGAACGAGACGCCGGGGCCTGGATATTTGCATCTAGGCCAAGCTGCAACAGATCAATTCCTTGATGAGTTATTTCCGTGGAAGCGGATGCCAAAACGTGATAAGGGGCAGACTACCTATCACTGGGTGTTACCTGCTGGCAGTCGTGATGAAGGTGGTGACTGCACAAGGATGGCTTACGCTGCGTTGCAGCTTGTGGCCCGCCGCTATAACCGCGCCACGATGTGGGAGCAGCTAGAAACGCAGCTGACGACAACAGCTACAAAACCGCAGAGAACAGCACCAGTGCCCGCAGCAGCACCACGGCCCGCGAGGCGTGGTGGATTTGTTCGTGGATGGTGAGCCATACACTCAAAGTATGAAGATCCCAGCTACTGCACGCAATCTGGATACGATCACCTGGACGGATGAACCGACCAGTAGTGGGATCAATGCAGCGACGCATCTGTTGCGGTACTACCTGCGTGGCAATAGTAGTGGTGCAGGTGAAACACTAACCGGTAGTGCCTCTGGCAATGGTTGGAGTTTTACATGGGCGGTGAGTGAATCCATTACAGCAGCGACGAGTTATGCATGGCAGGCAGTTGCGGAAGCGTTGAGCGGTGGTGCACTGACAACGCTCGGTAGCGGGACGATTCAGCTGCTGCCAAGCTTGGCGTATAGCGGCAGCCCAACAGCATTCGATAGCCGCACGCAGGCGCAAAAAGATCTGGATGCAGTGCAAGCTGCGATTCGTACACGCATCAGCGGTGGTGCTGTTGCTGAGTACACGATCGGAAATCGCCGGCTGAAGCGCATGGAAATGACAGATCTACTGATGCTTGAAAGCCGATTAAAGGCAGAGGTAGCACGTGAGCGAGCGGCAGAAATGATCGCAAATGGGATGGGAAATCCTCGTAGCCTGTTTGTGCGGTTCGGTCGTTCGTGATGAGCTGGGGAAATACGATCCGCCATGCATTTGGCATTGGTACACCGCAGGCAACGGTAATCGCACCACATCGCCCACGACGGATGTATCAAGGTGCGATGATCAGCCGGCTGACATCAGACTGGCTGGCAACACAGACTAGCGCTGATGCTGAGATTCGCACCAGTCTGCGCAAGCTGCGTGATCGTTCACGCGAAATGGTACGAAACAACCCGTATGCCAAGCAGGCAAAACGCACTACACAGATCAATGTGATCGGCACTGGTGTGCAGCTGCAATCACAAGTGATGATGGTACGCGGCAACAGGCGTGATGATCGGATCAACAAACTAATCGAAGCAAAGTGGCGGCTGTGGTGCAGGAAAGAGCATTGTGATGTTGCGGGACGTTATAGCTTCCATGATCTGGAATGGTTAGCTGTTGGTGCTTTGCCTGAAAGCGGAGAGGCGCTATTTCGGATTGTGCGACAACCGTTTGGTGGTTCCAAGATTCCACTTGCGCTGCAGATGCTGGAAGCAGACATGTTGGATGAAGAATACCAAGGTAGTACGGTCGCAGCTGGTCATGAGTGGCGAAATGGTGTTGAGGTAGATGAATGGGGTCGTCCGGTGCGTTATGCGTTGTTAACACGTCATCCGGGAGATTATTGGTTTCAGAACAGCAAACAACGCAATGAAAAGCATGTATTCCTGCCGGCTGATGATGTAATCCATCTGTTCCTGCCGGAACGGCCGGGGCAGAATCGTGGAGTGCCATGGTTCCATGCCGTAATGGCTGATGCACACCAGCTGCAAGGTTATGAAGAAGCAGCGGTAATACGTGCTAGAGCAGGCGCCAGCTTGATGGGTTTTATCACCAATAATGAAGGCGAGCTGATGGCTGATGCGGTTGATAATGGACAGCGCATCACTGAGTTTGAGCCTGGTACATTTCGTTATCTTGCACCAGGCGAAAGTGTAACGGTGCCAAACATCGATGCACCAGACCAGCAGTTTGAGATGTTTGTACGGAATAAGGTGCGGCGATTCGCTAGTGGTTTTGGTTGTAGCTATGAAACGCTGAGTCGTGACTTTAGTGAGACCAACTACAGCAGCAGCAGGTTAAGCCTGCTGGAGGATCGTGAGCACTGGCGTGTGGTGCAAAACTACCTGATCGAAAACCTACACATGCGGGTATTTCGTGAATGGCTGAACCTTGCGGTGTTATCTGGTGAGCTACCGCTGGGTGATTATGAACTACGACCTGAGCGATACGATAACCCGCGATGGCTGACACGCGGCTGGAGCTGGGTGGATCCATTGAAGGAAGTAAAGGCATACCGCGAAGCAGAGATGGCAGGTTATATGACCAAAGCAGAGATCATTGCTAATACTGGCGGTGGAGACTACGACGATAATGTAGTTGAGCTAGCACGTGAACAGCAGATAGCGCAGGATGTTGGCCTACGGCTTGATCTTGACATTCTGAAGGATGCTGCGCCGTCACCTGTAGCAGCTACACCACAACCTGAGGATGAACAGCTATGAGCGACTTCAAAGCAGAACCTAGTGAAACTGAGGCAGATAGTCTTGTAGCAAAGATGGATCGTGTCATGACTGAAGAAACCATTGCACCCGCTGACGCTGATGCTGCACCAGCAGTAGAAGAAAAGCGGGACTATGCCGGCAAGTACCAACGTAGTGAGGTAACGCACTTCCGGGCGGTCGAGGAACGTGTCATGGAGTTCCCATTCAGCTCTGAATACCCTGTCGAGCGGTATTTCGGCAAGGAAGTGCTTAGCCATGACATGGATGCAGCTGTGCTTGACCGTCTGAATGACGGCGCACCACTGCTGTTCAACCACGATCCTGATCGTGTGTTGGGCGTGGTTGAACGTGCCTGGATTGATGGCGCCAAAAAACGTGGTTATGCCAAGGTCCGCTTTAGCCGCAACAAGGCAGCCCAAGAGGTATTGGACGATGTGCGTGATGGCATCCTGCGTGGCGTGTCGTTTGGTTATTCGATTGATGAAATGCAGGAACGTGAAGGGTCAATGGTGGCAACACGTTGGCAGCCTTATGAGATCAGCGTTGTTGCAATCGCAGCTGATCCATCAATTGGTGTAGGCCGATCTTTGATGGTTCATACACTAGAAGAGCAAACAGTGGCGGCCGATGCCGCTTCACCCATCATGGATGCACCTGCACCCGAAATGGATGTGATTCGGTCTGAGGCCGTTAAGGCTGAGCGCGACCGTATCGCAGCTATTACCGCCTTAGGCGAGAAGCACAAGATGGCCGATTTGGCCCGTGAGCTGATCGATGGCGGCAAAAGCCTGGCGGAATCCCGCGAGGCAGTACTCGACAAACTCGGCCAAACTGCTATGACCCAACCCATTCGTTCTGAAGACATCACGCGCAACGACATCGGCCTGAGCAAGGCTGAAACCAAGCGGTTTTCATTCGTTCGCGCGCTGAACTACCTGGCAAATCCAGGTGATACCACCGCTCGTCGGTCGGCTGAATTTGAAATCGAAGTAGGCCGTGCTGCTGCTGCTCAATATGAGCGTTCCAGCAATGGCATCGTGGTGCCGAACGAGGTGCTGCGTCGTGATCTCGTTGCTGAGATCCCAAGCGCTGGCGGCAACTTGGTGCCTGATGAGCTGCTGGCAGGATCGTTCATCGACCTGCTGCGTAATCGTCTCGCCCTTGCACAAGCTGGCGTTACTACGCTGACCGGTCTGCAGGGCAACATCTCGATCCCGAGGCAGACCAGCGCGGCGACCGCATATTGGGTTGGGGAAAATGTGGCGCCGACCGAATCGCAGCAGGCGATCGATCAGGTAAACATGACGCCGAAGACCGTCGCTGCGTTCGTGGACTACAGCCGCCGGCTGCTGCTCCAGTCGAGCATCGACGTGGAGGGCATGATCCGCAACGACCTGGCGCGTGTGATCGCGCTTGAAATCGACCGCGCTGCTATCTACGGCACCGGCTCCAGCAACCAGCCGCTCGGGTTGACGCTGACGCCTGGCATCGGCACCGAAACCCTGACCAACGCTGGCACGTTTACCCAGCTGATTGCAATGGAAACTGATGTTGCCGTTGCTAATGCTGATGTGGGTTCACTGCGGTACATCATGAATGCCACGGCTCGTGGCCTTCTGAAGTCCACCAGCAAGGCCGGCACCGAAGCAGTGTTCGTGTGGGAGAACAACGAGGTGAACGGTTATCCGGTAATCGTTTCCAACCAGCTGCAGGGCAATGATGCACTGTTCGGCGATTTCAGCCAGATGGTGATGGGGATGTGGTCCGGGCTGGATCTCATGGTGGATCCATATGCTGGCGCCACTGCCGGTACGGTTCGGGTGATCGCTCACCAGGATCTGGATGTGGCTGTGAAGCAACCCGGTGCCTTCTGTCTTGGCACTTGATCGCCATGAGGATCAAGATCCTGCGAGGGGTATTGACCAGCGTGGGGCCTGCTACGGCGGGCTCCATCGTTGATCTACCAGCAAATGAAGCGCTGATGAATATCAGCAACAACAAAGCAGAGCTGGCAGTGGAGCCTGAGCTTCTGTTTTGTGAACCACCTGCAGCTGAACCGGTTGAGGTGAAGCGTTCAACCCGTCAATCACGAACTTCTAAGGAGTAAGTCCATGACTGTTCTTTCTACTGGCCTTGAAAAGCTCTCGCATCTTGCATTTGCACCAACTGCCCAGCGTACTGCCGCACTGGACGGTACTGCTGTTGATATGAAAAACTACGAGGGTGATGTTTGCGTCATCCTTGATGTTGAGAATGGCGGCACCAGCACCCTGAATGTGAAGCTGCAATCTTCGGACACCGAAGGTGGTAGCTACGAGGACATCACGACTGTATTCAGCCGTGGTGGTGTTGAGCAGGCATCAGGTGCTGTGGCATTTGCTCAGGTGAGCACTACTGCCTCTAAGCAGTTCTTGGTATTTCCGAAGGGAGCTGCCAAGCGCTGGATCAAGGCGGTGTCTACCGTGAGCACATCCACCCATACCTACAGCATCAATGCTGTAGCGGTTGCTAAGTACGGTTGAGCAACACATGCAAGTTGACCCCAGCTTAATGCTGGGGTTTTTTATTGCTTACACTATGAGAAACACCAGATGCGGGTGTGATGGTTGAAGACCTATTGATATTTTTGCAAGACTTTGGTGTTAGCTGCACCGCTGGGGCAGTAACAGGACTTGGAATCCTTGATATGCCAAGCCAGGTCTTGAGTGGTGACATGATACTTACAACTGACTATACGTTGACAGTACGTGCATCAGATTTTGGCAATCTGCTTAATGGTAGCTTGATGAGTGTTGACGGTGTTCCCTATCAAGTGCGTGAGGTACGTCGAATTGATGATGGGCAGTTTTGTGAGATCGGTTTGCAGAAAGTTTCGGGTGATGATGGCATCCAAACTGATCTCACGCTTGATGGTGGTACTGCATCTTCTGCCGCTACAGTGGTCAGTGATAGCGGCATTTATGACGGTGGAGCGGCATGAGTACCGTTCGGATACGAGTAAGGCGTGATACCGCTGCAAACTGGACAGCCGTCAATCCAGTATTGCTTGGCGCTGAGCTTGGCTATGAGACGGATACGCGAAAGCTGAAGTTCGGTGATGGTACCAGCGCATGGAATAGCCTGCCATATTTTGGCGGCAGTTCAATTACGGTATTGAATGACCTGGTAGATGTTGATACAACGGCAAAGGTAAACAGGAGTGTCTTGTATTACGATTCAGCTGCAGGGGTGTTTAAGGCTGATGGGCTGGTGACGACAAATGAACTCACAGATGGTGGGAATTTCTGAAAGCTGATCCGTAGCATCAGTTAGGACATATTGCGCAACGGTCGTGCCTAATCAAATCCGTATCAAACGGCGTGCTGCCGGCGGAGCCGCCGGAGCACCAGCGAGCTTGTTAAATGGAGAAATTGCCTATAACGAACAGGATGACGTACTTTATTATGGTAAAGGATTATCAGCTGGTGTAGCTGCATCTATCCTTTCAATTGCCGGCCCTGGTGCGTTTGTCAACCTCACTGGCACTCAAACAGTATCAGGCACCAAAACTTTCTCTGGTCCGTGCTCATTTACTGGCACTGGAGCCAATAGTGCCACTGGTGTCACACAGACCAGCACGGATGATTCGACTAGGCTGGCAACAACGGCCTATGTGAAATCGGTTGTTAGTGCTGCTGGTGGTGGTACGGTCACCAGCGTTGCACTCAGCCTGCCGTCAATCTTTACGGTTTCAGGTTCACCGATTACCAATAGCGGCACACTGACTGGTGCGCTTGCTTCGCAGACTGCTAACACCGTATTTATTGCACCAAATGGTACGGCAGGGACACCAACATTTCGAGCGCTTGTTGCTGCTGATATTCCAACGCTTACTGCATCAAAGCTCTCGGACTTTGATACGCAGGTACGCACCAGCCGTCTGGATCAGATGGCAGCACCAACTGGGAATGTTGCATTTAACAGCCAAAAGATTACGGGCCTAGCTGATCCAACAGCGGCTCAAGATGCTGCCACTAAGGCATACGTTGATGCCACTAAGCAAGGATTAGATGTTAAAGATTCGGTGCGTGTTGCCACCACCGCGAATATCAGTCTGAGCGGCACGCAGACCATTGATGGCGTGGCGGTCATCGCTGGCGATCGTGTTCTGGTCAAAAACCAGAGCACCGGAGCTGACAATGGCATCTATGACGTGGCCGCTGGAGCCTGGAGCCGCGCAGCTGATGCGAATGCCAGCTCGGAAGTCACCGCCGGGCTATTTGTCTTCGTTGCCGAAGGCACCAGTAATGCCGACACTGGCTGGGTTCTGACTACTAATGACCCGATTACACTGGGCACTACAGCGCTGTCGTTTACGCAGTTCAGTGGTGCTGGGCAGGTTACTGCCGGGAATGGTCTTACTGCTACGGGTAATACGCTAGATGTTGGTGGTACAGCCGACAGGATTACAGTCACTGCTGATGCAGTTGATATTGCTAGCACCTATGTCGGTCAGTCCAGCATCACCACACTTGGCACAGTTGCGACCGGCGTCTGGAATGCAACAGCGATTGCAGCAACGAAAGGCGGCACAGGGCTCACAACTGTTGCCAAAGGGTCAGTGTTAGTGGCTAATGCACTTGATACGATTAGCGCTCTTGATGGTGCAGGGACAGATTCAATTCTGACTTACGATAGTGCGACGGATACGATTTCATGGCAGGCGACAATAGATGGAGGTACGTTCTAACAGCTACTTGCCCGCTACATAGCACTCTGAGGCAGCCACATGGCAAACACAATCAAACTCCGTCGTAGTGCTGTTCAAGGCACGGTGCCAACCACCAGTCAGCTGGCGCTGGGTGAGTTGGGCATCAACACTTATGACGGCAAGCTGTTTCTAAAGAAGAGCACCTCCGGTGCCGAGACCGGTGCTGGCACATCAATCGTTGATGTCATCACCCCACTCAGCTCGACGACGCCTGCAGCGCTAGGTACTGCTGCTGTTGGTAGTGGCACGACCGCTGCTCGCGCTGATCACGTTCATGCGATGCCGAGTGCGTCGGATGTGTCGGCGTTGCCGCTCACGTTCACCGCCAACACGATCAGCTACAGCGCCACCGTTGATCTGGACATGGCGGCTCGAAACGGCGGCTATTTCACGATCTCGCTTACCGGCAATTTAACGTTCACCACCTCGAACCGTGCTGCAGGTCGGACGGTCACGCTGCGTTTGATCTGTGATGCGACGCAGCGGACGCTAACGGTGCCCGCTGGCTGGGTATTTGTTGGCAGCAAACCCGCCAACATAGCCGCAAGCAAGACTGCAATCCTATCGTTATCATTTTTCGGCACTGCAGATTCCGATTGCGTGGCTGCCTATGGAGTGCAAGCGTGACCCGCCTTAAACTTCCTGATCCAGCTTTTCTTTCTACCGTAACACCAGCCGCCGCCGCTGGGATTATTACAAACGGACTGCTTCTGCATTTAGATGCAGGTAATACAGCATCGTATCCCGGCACTGGTACTACGTGGACTGATTTAAGCGGCAAGGGAACAAATGGAACATTTGGGACCGGCTCAAGCGCCCCTTCTTACAACAGTTCTGATGGCGGAAGTATTGCGTTTGATGGTGGCGACCATGTTTCAGTGTCGAATACAAACTTAATACACCGCACTGCTAACTGGACGTATGCGTTTTGGGTGATGTTTAATGCTACGCCAACTTGGTACACCCTTTGTGAAAACGGAAGCTGGACTGACTCTTTGTTAATTAGGCCGCAATATAACCTACAAATTGGCGTATATGCCATGGGAGACGCTAGCATGGGAGAATTTAGCTTTGTGCCAACACTTAATATCTGGTATCATCATTGCTTCGTAAGAAATGGCAACTTTGTTGAGTGGTATCGAAATGGCTCCTATGTTTCGTCGCTTGCTTTCAACAAAGACATCCAGCCATCTTCCAATTTATTCATTGGAAAATCACAGCATAGTGGCAGTCAGGCCCTGAACGGTAGAATAGCCGTGGTTGCTATTTATGATCGCGCTTTATCTGCATCAGAAGTTACACAAAACCATGATGCTCTTAAGAGTCGCTACGGACTTTGATCATGCCTAAACTTCTTCGCCTGTTCCCCACTGGCCCAGTTTGGCCTTATGACTCTTCCATGCTGCGGCGTGATGAGCCATGGCTGTCAGTCAGTGATGCACCGCACGACGCTGAACTGGCCAGCTATGGCGAGCTGGATCCGCCGATCCTGGTGCGACGTGTTATCCCTGTCGATCCACCCGAGTTCGACTCCACGACCCATTACGTCCAGGAGGTGATGCCCACCGAGATTGATGGCGTGTGGCTGCAAACCTGGCAAGTGCAGCCCCTGCCGCCAGTGCTGCCACAACCTGACTATCGAGGGTTCTACGACGCCCTGCTGATCAGCACCGTCTACAACGCGGCTCTCCAACAGGTGATGGCAGCCCCTACACCCGGCCCGGCGGCTGCGCTCGCTGTGCTCATCTCCGCTCTCCAAGATGCACTCAACGGTCGGCCCAATCCTCCGGCCTTGCAGTCTGCGATCTGGCTGCTGCTCGGCCAACTCACGCTTCCCCCCGAAGCCGCCGCTGAACTGCAGGACCTGCTCCATGCCGCGAACTTGGCGGAGCTGTATTCGCTTATCCCTCCGAGCCAGCCATGACACGCCGCGAAAATATCCTTGCTGCAATCCTTACCGCTCTCACTGGTACAACAGGCGTCAGCACACGTATTTATCGTTCACGTGTTGAACCTATCGCTCGTGCTGAATCACCAGCAATTGTCATCGAACCAGTTAAGGATGATGCCACCATCCAAACGCAACTAGCAACACTCGACTGGTCGCTGCGCGTGCGCATCACCGTAATTGTACGTGGTGCTATACCTGATCAGATTGCAGATCCAATCCTTCAGAGCCTACACACCAAAATAATGGCCGATCCTACGCTGGGTGGATATGCAATCGATATCATGCCGTTAGCGGTGAATTTTGTCTTCATGGAAGCCGATGGCACCGCTGGTGAAATCCAGTGCGACTATCGCATCATGTACCGCACATCCTTTACCGACCTTTCAAACTGATGGATAGGCTGATGGATGAATACCACGGACAGGGAGGTGAATACCTCCTGGATCCAAAAACCGGCAAACGTAAGCTGTTGCAGCGAACGGAGCCGGCCACACTCTCTGCACTTGCACCTGAGGTAGAAAGCGATGCCGCTCTTACGCCGCAAAAGCCTGATTCTGGCAAAGACTGAATCGACCTACGCCACAGTGCCAAGCCCGGCACCAGCTGGCAGTGATGCCATTCTGGTGCGCAATATGGAGATCACTCCGCTGGAGAGTGATGTGGTTTCCAGGGATTTGATCCGTCCTTATCTTGGTGCATCTGAACAGCTGCTTGCTAATCCGCGTGTTCGGATCACGTGTGAAGTTGAACTAGCCGGTTCAGGCACTGCTGGCACCGCACCACGCTACAACCCACTGCTGCTGGCATGTGGTATGGGTTCAACCGTCTCGGCAGGAACATCGGTTACCTATGCACCAGTCAGCAGTTCTTTCAGCAGCTGCACGATTGTTTACAACATTGATGGTGTGAACCATCAGGTTACAGGTGCTCGCGGCACTGTACAAATGAACTGCCAACTGGGGGAAATCCCTACGTTGCAGTTTGAAATGACTGGTATCTACTCAACACCTACTGATACTGCACAGGTAGCCGCTACGTTTGCTGCACAAGCATCACCACTTATCTTCAGGGATGGCAATACATCTGCGTTCTCCTTCATGAGTTATGCAGGTTGCCTGATGTCTGTTGAATTCAATGTAAACAACAGCGTTGTCTACCGTGAATTGATCGGTTGCACGAAGGAGATTCTGATTACTGATCGCCAGGCTGAGGGTACTGTAGTAATTGAAGCACCTACGATGGCGCAGAAGAACTACTTTACAGAAGCGCTTGGTACTTCTACCGGTAGTCTTACATTCTTGCATGGCACCACTGCTGGCAATCGTGTTACCTTCACCGCTGCGCAGTCTGATGTAGGCCAGCCTACCTATAGCGAAACTGATGGGGTGATGATGCTCAACATTCCGTTTACTGCTACGCCTACTACGGCTGGCAATAATGAGTTCTCACTGGCGTTCACCTGAATGGCATTTATCCTAAAGAAAGACCCTACCTTTTTGTGGCCTGTTTCCATCGAGCTGCCAGATGATAGCGGTGAATTTGTTGCGCATAGCTTTAAGGTTCAATATCGGCGGATGACGCAGGCGTATGCCAAGGACGTTGCGGTAAAGCTAAATACCGGTGCTGAGATTGATATGGATGCCACTGCTAAGGAGATTATTGCTGGATGGGATGATGTCAAAGATGATGATGGCAAGGAAATTGCTTTTACTTCAAAGGCCTTAGATGAGCTGCTAAAGATCCCTACCTTAAGTGCTGACCTTGTTGGGCAGTGGCTTAATGCAACAGCTAAGGTAAAAGAAAAAAACTAATAGGAGCTGCGGAGCACTGGCTACGTGGCTCAGTCAAAGATAATACGGCGGATGAAGCCAAGGCACTTGGTGTTATTCTGCCAGAGTCTGAGGATAGTCAAGAGCACTTTGAAGTATTAGAAGAAAACTGGCCAGCTGTATCAGCATTCTTGCGTTGCCAGACTCAATGGCGAACCAGCGGTGCTGGTCGTGTCGTCGGTTTAGATTATGGGGCGGTGCAATGGATATTTACTTTGTACGATGTAAAAGAACCATGTGCTGTCCTTGACGACCTGCAAGTGATGGAGCATGTGGTGCTGAAAGAAATGACTAAAGGCAGGAGGTAATCCATGGCGATGAATATGGATGCCCTGCTGCGGATCACTGCCAAGGTTGATGGTGCTAATGCAATACAAGCATTCAGCCGTGATCTAAAAGGTCTGGATGGTGCTGCAAAGCTAAGTGGTGCTGAACTTGGCCGGATGAATATTGCCATCAATCGGATGGCACGTGAAGCAGGAAATACAACAACCGGATTACGGCAGCATCTTAGTGCACTGCAGACTTTACGTGATCGTGTTGAAATTGGCGGTAAAGCCTACAACCGTCTTGGTGTTGAGATCGACCAGCTGCGTGGAAAGCTGCGTGCA